CGAGCAAGTTGGTGACAACTGGCGCGAATGGCTAAGCAAAAACCCTGACATCGACATTCTGCCGGTACTGGACGAGACAGACCCAAACCCTACGGACGCGGCACCTACCGCCGCCAACTAGCAGAGGTTTTGGTCGCGGTCGGTTGGTGGCCTAGCGACATTGCGTTTGACTCACGAGACTTAGCAACCGTCATTAAAGTGCTTAACGAGGCGAACAAAAAAAGAAGGTAGTCATGCCATACAGAGGTTATGTAGAGCAAGGGCGCGGCATTGAAACGACGGTACAGGTAGTCGGAATTAAAGACGCCCTAAAAACCTTAAACAAAATTGACAAATCTTTGCGTCGAGAAATTACACGCGATTACAAAATGATTGTGCAAAACGTCGTTGATGACGCCTATCAAGCAATCCCATTAAAAGAACCTTTGAGCGGTTGGTCGCGCAAATGGGCACCTAAGCAATACGAGATTTTCCCTTGGAGCAACAACAACCAGGTCAAAGCAATGATTAACACCAAAAAGGTTAAAGAATACGCAGGGCAAAATGTGAACCTTGCAACCTTTGTGGTTAAGTGGCTCAACCCAGACGCTGGATTGTTTGACTTTTTAACTAACGGCATAATGGGCTCACGTCTTAACGCCAAGTTCGGCCAACCATCCCGAGTAATGTGGAAAGCATGGGAGCGCAACAAGGACGACGTCAATCAACGCATGACCGACCTAGTGAAGCGCGTCATGGACAAGACTTCTAAGGAGCTGATGTAATGGCTGTAGTACTCCCTATCATCTCCGAGTTTGACGGCAAGGGCATTAAGAAAGCAATCAAGCAGTTTCAGCAACTTGAAACAACAAGCGAAAAAGCCCAGTTTGCAATCAAAAAAGCTGCAATACCGGCAGCTGCCGCGCTGACTGGTTTAGCCGTTGCCATAGGTGATGCCACTCAGGCCGCCATGGAAGACCAGCAAGAGCAGGCCGCTTTAGCGCTTACCTTGCAAAATGTGACTGGCGCAGGCGCCGCACAAACCGCTCAAATTGAAGAACAGATCAGCGCAATGTCTCGAGCGTCTGGCATTGCTGACACCGAATATCGAAAGTCCCTTGAAGCACTCGTGCGCGGTACCAAAGACGTTGACTTGGCCATGAAAGACATGAACCTTGTCATGGACATCAGCACAGCCCTACAAGCGGACAGCACCACCGTCGCCGACGCACTTGCCAAGGCATATCAAGGCAACTTTAAAGCGCTCCGATCATTAAGCCCAGAAATGGCAACAATGATTAAAGAAGGCGCAACCCTTGAGCAAGTCATGGACGTGCTCGGTGGAACCTTTGGTGGCGCGGTAGCAAAAAACGCTGAAACCGCTGCAGGCAAAATGGCAATCTTTAAAAACTCAATTGCCGAAACTAAAGAAGGAATAGGTGCAGCGTTTTTGCCTGTGCTTGAAGAAGTTTTGCCTTATATGCAAAAGTTTGCCGATTGGGCACAAAAAAACCCACAAGTGTTTACTCGAATTGCTATGACGATCGGCGCGATTGCCGCCGCCGTAGTTGCGTTAAACATTGCTTTAGCAACTAACCCTTTTATTTTGGCAACCGCCGCGGTAATCGGATTGGCTGTTGCGTTTAACAAACTTGTAGATGCAGCTGAGCGAATCAACAGCATTGGTGGTCTTGCAGCACGAATCCTTGGCGGACTAGCCATGCCGATTGTTGGCAACGTGGCAAACATTCTTGAAGGATTGCCCAATTTGTCAAATCTCATACCAGGCGGTACCGAGCCAACACGCCCAGCACCTGGCCGTTTCAGCATTCCTCGAATGGCTGAAGGCGGCATCGTGTCAAGTCCTACGCTTGCTTTGATCGGTGAGGCAGGCCCAGAAGCCGTAGTGCCGTTAGACCGCATGAATACTGGCGGGGGAGTGACCGTCAACGTCACAGGCGGGCTTTCAACTAGCGCAGAGATTGGTCAAGCCGTGGTCAACGCATTGCGCGCCTACTCACGGAGTGCAGGGCCGTTGGCTCTGAACATTGCCTAATGCCAGGCGTCGCTGTTGTTGACTCAGGCAACTATGACCTGCAGATCGCTACAGGATTCAACGTCAATGCGTTTACTCTTGACGACACAACCAAAGGCGTTTTAGACAACACGACTTATGTCTTAGACGGCAACACCGAGTTTGCAAGCGTCATGGACTCGACTACGAGGATTACCGTAAAGCGCGGCCGACGCGACATTGGCGACACGTTTAGCGCTGGCACAATGACATTTACAATCCAAGACGTGACAGGGGTGTTTAACCCGTTCGATCAAAACAGTCCATTTTGGGATACCCCACAAGCAAAGCCTGGTCTTGCCCCGATGCGTGAAGTGAAGTTGATTCGATACAGCTCTACGGATGTGCCAGAGCTGTTGATCTCTGCGTATGTCATCAATTATGACTACAACTTTGCGCTTGGAGGTTTAGACAGCGTCACCGTGTATTGCGCTGACCAGTTCTATTTGCTGTCACAAACCTATTTGGACGAGTTCAACCCATCAGCCGAAACATCAGGTGAGCGCATAGAAACCGTGCTTGATCTGCCAGAAGTTGACTTCCCAGCCCTAGCCCGAGACATCTCAACTGGCACCGTCAACCTTGGCCATGACGCCTCATACACCGTGCAAGCTGGCACCAACGTGCTGCAATACATTGCCCAGATCAACGACACCGCAGAGTTTGGGCGCCTGTTCATGTCCCGCGACGGTGTGCTGACATTCCAAGACCGCATCGGTAACACGCTGTCCGCATCGGTTGCTGATTTCCATGACGACGGCACAAACTACAAATACAACGGCGTGGGCATTTCATTTGAAGCGGACGCCGTGGTCAATAGATCGGTAGTAACAGCGCTAAACGGCAACACCGCAACAGCCACCGACGCAGGCTCGATTGCTACTTACTTCATTCAAACCGAAAGCATCACGAACAGCCTGCTACACGAACAACCATCTATTGACACCGCCGCGTCCTACCTGCTCAACCCTGAACCCGAGGCACGGTACACCAGCGTGGAAACTGCGTTTTTCATGCTGACCACAGCACAAAAGGACACCCTGGCAACCTTAGAAATAGGCGACACCATCACCGTAGAAAAGACATTCCCAAGCGGTGCCGGCACGACCCAGTTGGCGCAAGAGCTGTCAGTTGAAGGCATAGAGCACTATCTGGACTTCAGCACAGGCCACAGGGTGCTGTATTCAACCGCGCCGACCACGATTGTTTACGAGTTGATCTTGGATGACGCGGTGTATGGCACACTCGACGCAGAGAATGTTTTAGGATAGGAGACACTATGGCTAACCCATTTCCATTTGTAGCAAGCACCGTGCTGACCGCAGCGCAGTTGAACGGCATCGGCGAAGCAGCAACAGCATTCACACCAACTTTTACTGGATATACGCGAGGCAACGGAACAAGCCAGTCGTATTACACGCGAGTAAATAAACTTGTGTTCGTGTCGTGCATGGAAACACTTGGCACAACTTCGGCTGTTACTGGAACAATCGCTATGACGTTGCCAGTCACGGCATCGCGACAGAGTTCAATTCCAGTATCTCGTGGTTATATCGAGGACACCGGAGTAACACTTTATTGGGCGACCATATACCCACAAAGTACAACAAAAGTTCAGGTCTTCACAGATGCAACTGGTGGAACTTATGCAACAAATGGTGGCGTTAGTGCAACCGTTCCGATGACTTGGGGCAACCTTGATGTGTTTGGATTCGCATTTGTATATGAGGCAGCATAATGAAAACTAAAGAACAATACGCCGAGGAATGTCGCACAGAAAACCCTGAAATGCACGCAACAGAAAACGGTGTCATTAGAAAATTGACTAAAAAAGAATACGACGAAGCGGTTGAAGCTTGGGCTTTAATGCGTTTTTATCAAGACAACCCAGACCAACAGCCAGCACCGACACCGTTCGGCTGATGCGTTGGCGTTACCTCATCGGCTACGTCGCACTTATTGCGGTCGTCTTGTGGGGTTGCGCGGGATGCGGCTATAACGGCTCGTATCGTTACTCATGCCAAGACCCAGCCAACTGGCAAAAACCAGAATGCGAACCACCACTTTGCAACCCATCTGGAACGTGCACAAGGGATTTGATTTATGAGACCACGCCTTAAACCCGAGGAGCTTCACGCTCGACTAATCGTGATTGTCGGAGTTATTCTTGCCAGCGTTTTTGCCATCACGGTTATTGGCTTTGTTTATGCGTTGATGTTTGTAACCCAGCCGATCGGCAACCAAGCACCAAATGACGCTGCTTTTATAGACCTGCTATCAACTTTAACCGTCTTTATGACCGGCACGTTGTCAGGCTTAGTGGCCTCAAACGGACTAAAGTCAAAACCGAAAGAAGGAGCCAAAGATGTTGAAGCCTAAAGACAAAGCCTTACTCGCCTCATACGGTCGCTCGGTCATCGCAGCGGTCATCGCGGTGTACTCAACAGGCAACACAGACCCAGCCGATCTAGGCAAGGCAGCGCTCGCCGCGCTTGTACCAGTTCTCATCCGATATGTGAACCCGAAAGACTTGGCATTTGGTCGTGGCAATAGCCAAAGCTAAAGCAGGCGTCCCAAACGCACGCGACTACATAGGCAACGCCGACGGTGCATCACCAGCACCACGTGCCGGCATGAACGAATGGATTAAGCAAGCGATCGCTGCATCAAATGGCGCGCTTTGGAATAACGGGTCTTGGGGTCAACGTGACATGCGCGGTAAGCCTGGGTCTTTGTCGGTGCACGCAACTGGCAGAGCTGTTGATTTGTCGTATCGCAAAAGCGAAAAGAACCCAAAAGCAGGCCGTAAAGAAGCGCTGATCTTCATTGACAAACTGGTCGCTAATGCCAACGACCTTGGTCTGCAATGTATTTTGGATTACTTTCCAGAACCACAAGGTCGAGCATGGCGTTGTGATCGGTATGCATGGCTTAAGTATGACAAGCCAACTATCCACGGTGCACCAGGTGGCGATTGGTTCCACATTGAGATCACACCACAGGCCGCCGATTCGGTGATCTTTGTTAAAGCCGCATTCTTAAAGGTGTTCGGGGAAATCCCACCTAAGGCCTGATCTATGTTCTAGGGTCGGAGTACCGACAAAAGGACAGGCAATGACTGACATCCAGATATTCGACTACAGCGTCTATACGGGAGTAATGGACAACGGTCAAGAAATCTTGGTGCAAATCTTCACCAACCCAGAATCGGGAAAGTTCCTTATGGGACAAATCGCATTCAGATCGGCAACCTCAACTTGGGGTCAGCCCATACCTTTGGAGAAACGATGAATTATTTCGCAGAGAAAATTATAGGGCTAGTGCTTTGTACGGTCTTTAGTGTTACGGCGCTTACAGGGGCTCCTAGCGCGTCTGGCACCCCATCTGGCACCATCTCCCTAGCACCGTTAGACGTGCAGAATTACCTAATTGAGCCGACCACGACCACCAGCTCCACGATCTACATTGACCCCTACACGACCGCTTGTGAGCAATTCAGCGCGCTTGCCATAAACCTCGGCTGGCCTGCAGATCAACGCACCGTGCTCGAATCTGTGATGTGGCGTGAATCAAATTGCACACCAAACGCATACAACAGCAAAGACCCAAACGGCGGGTCGCGTGGCTTAATGCAGATAAACGGATTCTGGACACCATGGCTAACCGATGCCGGCATTATCACCGATGCAGAAAACTTGTTACAGGCTGATGTTAATTTGCGTGCAGCGTTAGCGATTTACAATTACGGCGTGGAACGTCACGGTTACGGCTGGGGGCCATGGAGTGCAACAAAATGAGTGAAGGTGTGGCATGGAATCAAGGCGAACTATCAGAAGAAACCCGACGAATGGTAATGGAGCAAATGATGACAACTAAACACGACATGGCAATCTTTAATTTGATTAACGAAATTGCAGACATAAGCACAAACCCACACGCAAGCATTATTCAGCGTCTTAAAGGCATGAAGAACTCGTTGTCGTTAGAAGAACCGATGCCACTCCACGATGTGACTACACTCGATCTAGCAATCAAAGCACTACAAGCACATTCCTAACCGACAAGGAGATTCCGACAATGAAAACCTGCACGATCTGCAAAGAAACAATTGCCTACCCAGACATACAAGGCAAAACACACTTCGTATGTGACGGCCGTGTGCCGGCAAAAAAACCGTTTGCTGTTGGCATGGCATTATCGCAAGCAAGCGCAGACACCAAATGGACACCCGAAGAACAACGCAAAGTTGACGCTGCAATTGTGCACGTTGCGCGGACTAAAGGCTTCTTTACATCTGACGACATCTGGAAGCACCTGGGCGATCAGTTCCCTGTTACCAAGGGCATCGCTGGACGGTTGAACGCAGCTGCGCGTCGTGGGATTATCCGCAACACAGGAGAACTGGCATACGCACAGCGCGGTGGCGCACATGACCATGCACAACGTCTAAGCGTCTGGGCAGGCATCTAATGGGCTTTGATCTAAGCAATTACGAAACAGTCGAGCAACGCCTCGTTCGCTGGTGGGCTGCATATCCGAACGGGCGCGTGTACACAATGATGATGAACTACACGGGCGATGCGTGCGTGTTCTATTGCGAACTGTATGCCGACAAAGAAGACAAAGTGCCAGTCGCTACGGGCTACGCAGAAGAAGTCAAAAGCGACCGCGGTGTCAACGCAACCTCATTTGTAGAGAACTGTGAGACGAGCGCTATTGGTCGCGCTATTGCCAATTGCCCGCTACAAGCACCTGCGAGTGGCCCTAGGCCGTCGCGCAATGAGATGCAAAAGGTTGAGCGTCTAACGACACCACCGCAACCGCAAGTGCACACACCCTCTGGCGCATTTGCCACACCAAAGCAAATTGGCTACATCAAGAAACTGGCAAAAGACGCCAACATGGATGATTTGGGACTGTTGGAGTTTATACATCGCGAACTAAACGACGACAGCGCGGTATTAGAGCTGTTGAAATCACACGAAGCAAGCAAAATTATTGAGAGGCTGAAATGACACTAGAAGAATTGATTAGCGCGATAGAACGGCTACAAGCCTTGTATCCACAAATAACAAAAGAGCAAAACGAAGCCGAGCAAAAGATCAGGTGGGCAATCAATCACCTTGCAGACAAGATTTGGACGGCATCCCTGTAGTGAAGTTAGACGCAAAGATAAGCGAAGCCGACTTTAAGGACATGGTAATCAGCATTGCCAAGCGTTACGGCTGGCTAGTGCATCACGATCTGCCGGCACAAAACAGTCGAGGACGCTGGATGACCAACGTCCAAGGCGATGCAGGATTCCCTGATCTGTTCATGGTGCACCCATTCCAAGGCGGTCGGCCATTGGTTATTGAGTTGAAGGCAGACAAGGGCAAGTTGACGCCTGGACAAAAGATTTGGTTAAACGCTTGTGAGATGGCTGGGTGTCATGCAGCGGTATGGAAGCCCAGCGACATGGAGTACATTCTCTACACTCTCAGCAATCCCAGAGCGTAAACAATCGGCTAGTAGCACGACCTAAGCCATTCGCACGGCAGTTGGTGACACTTGGAAACAAGGGTAGATCGGCGCGCCCTTAATCATGCAAGACAAAATGAGCAAGGCAAAGCGTCGAGGCGAGCCGTAAACATAATCGGCTAGTGAGTGCAAAGGGAACCAGGTTGGGCAATCTGGTGGGTGGAGCATTCACACATCTCTTGACCTGCAGATGACATACAGTTAACAAACAAAGAAAGCACAGACATGAACCCGACAACAAACATGACAAACAACTACCGAGGACAAGGCGCGCAAGCGCCGCGTCAGCGCAAGCGAAGCGCGCGAGCATGACACGCGAACGACAAGAAAAAGACACACCGATCTACAAGCAAGCACGAGCAGAACTACTGCGCGACTCACCGCTATGCCATTGGTGCAAACGAAACACAGCAACAGAACTAGACCACCTAGTCGAGTCAGACAAAGGCGGAACAATAGAAGACGGATACGTCGCAGCATGCAAGACATGCAACTCTGCGCGCGGAGCAACATACCGAAACAAAAAACTAGTCAACGCAAAACAAAATCGGGAAAAAGCAATAAACGATTTTTTATACGCGGAGCGACTGCCCCCGAGCCCCATGCTTCATTTTGTCGCCACCAGCCAAGATCAGCCTGAACCAGCGCCAACTGGCCATGACCAGCCGAGACTGGAAACGATGGTGCCCGATCATGCCGGCTCACTAGCTGGACTTGTGGGGGACATGGCCCAGAAGGTACTTGGGGTCACTTTGATGCCATGGCAAATGCACGCTCTCGAAGGGATGCTTGCGGTTGACGCCGATAACAAGTTTGTGCATCGCTCAAGTCTTGTCTCGGTCGCGCGTCAGAACGGTAAGACCACGATCATCCAGGCGCTCATCTTGTTTTGGCTTGTGGAGATGCCAAAGATACGTGGGCAAAAACAAACCGTGGTATCTGGCGCGCACAGACTTGATCTTGCGTGCTTGTTGTTTGATGATCTGTCGCCAATCCTTGAGGAGTATTACGGCGCCAAGATCGTCAAGTCGTACGGGCGTTATCAGGCGACGATGCCAGACGGCAGCAAGTGGTGGGTCAAAGCATTAAAGCCAAATCAAGGTCACGGTATGAGCATTGATCTTGTAATCGTGGACGAGTTGTTTGACGTCAACCCTGACTCGGTTGAGGGCGGTCTGTTGCCGGCACAGCGCGCTCGCAAAAACCCGTTGGCTTGTTTCTTCTCTACAGCTGGCACCGAGGAATCTGTGTTGTTTCAACGTTGGCGTGAGGCAGGTATTCGAGCCATTGACAAAGGCGAACCGTCAACGATGTACATGGCCGAGTGGTCGCCTGACCCAAGCCTTGACCCGTTGCATCCAGCATCATGGGCGTGGGGCAATCCTGCGCTTGGTCACACGTTGGACATGGACACAATTAGGCAAGAATCAACAAACCCCGATCGCGCATCATTCTTGCGCGCATCCCTAAACCTTTGGGTGAGTGTTGTGCGCGGTTGGATTGAGCCAGGGCGTTGGCCGTCCCTTGAGTACACAGGGGACATTCCTAGCGGTGGCGTCGTGGCGATTGAGTCTTCGCTGGACGACTCCAGATATAGCGCGACCAGATGCGTCAACCTGTCAGACGGTCGGGTGCTTGTCACCGTTGCATTTATTGCCGAGTCGATCACAGAGCTGTGGGAAAACGTTCAAGAACTTGCCAAAGACCCGACGATCAGGTTTGCCTTGTCGCCAACCGTGGACGCAACCTGCCCATCGAACATTGAGCGCCGCCGAGTCGTCGTTGGTTATGCAGAACTTGGACGGTTCACACCGCTTGCCAAAAATATGATCGCCGAAGCACGGCTACTACACACAGGAGAAAAACTGCTTGCCGAACACGTCCAGCGCGCCGTTGCTGTTCGCACCGACAACACGATTGTGCTCTCAAGCAAGCGATCACCTGGGCCAATTGAGTTGGCCCGCACAATGGTCTGGGGTATTGGCATGTGTGCCCGTCCAGCCCATACAGGTAAACCCATGCTGGTGGCCGTTAACCACTAACATTCTCGTCGGCGACCGCACGTTCTTGCCTTTTGTCGGAATCGGATAAGTCTCGTGCGGTTGCCACTTATATGGCAAAGTAGGAACATGGGATTATTTGATCGCAAAATAAGCAAGGCAGCAATTAGCCCTGCGCCAACTAAAGCGGCTGCAGCTGGTGGCTTTGCGCCTGGTTACTCGTCGTCAAATGTTGGCGTCAACATGATCGGCCAGTACTACACCTACCGCGAAGGAGAATTGAGGGCGGCGGCTGTAAGCATCCCTGCCTTAAGTCGCTCAAGAGACTTGCTTGCATCGGTCATTGGGTGCATGCCATTGCGAATGTACAACGAAGTTTGGAACGCAGACGAAGAAGAAATGGAGCGCAAATATATTGCGCCTCGCAGTTGGTTGCGTCGCCCAGACCCGACCGTCAACTACAACTTTTTAATGTCGTGGACTTTTGACGACCTGTACTTCTTTGGTCGCGCTTTCTGGTACATTACGTCGCGCACAGCTGACGGATACCCGGCATCGTTCACTCGACTGCCTGCAGGCTCGGTTACGACTACCGATCAGGCTGGCCCTGTTTGGTTTGCCCCGTCCTCGCAGGTGTATTTCCAAGGTGGAGAAATTGACCCTGCAAACCTTGTGCAATTCTTGTCTCCAACGCAAGGCTTGGTCTACTCATCGCAGGCCGCTATTGAAACCGCGCTAAAGATTCAAGAGGCGCGCAATCGCAACGCATCGTCAAGCATCCCTGCCGGCGTTCTTAAGCAAACTGGTGGCGAACCATTAAGCGCGCAAGAACTTGCTGATCTTGCTGCCGCCTTTAACGCCGCGCGCGCAACTAATCAGACCGCAGCGCTTAACGAATACTTGTCTTACGAGCCAACCACAATGTCACCAGACAAGATGCTTTTGATCGACTCAGCCAACTACAGCGCCTTGGAAACTGGTGGCCGTATCGGAAACGTGCCACCATATTTGCTCGGAATATCCACGGGCAGTTACGCCTACACCAGTTCACAAAATGCGCGTATGGACTTGCTGTTCTTTGGAGTCAAACTTTATGCAGACGCAATCGCAGAAACATTGTCAATGAATAATGTTTTGCCAAATGGAACTTTTATTGCCTTTGATTACGAATCGTACTTAGAGGAAAATTACCTCGCCGACACGATGGAAAACACACAAACAGTTATTGAAGATTACGCACCACAGGAGATGCCATCATGATCAAACTAATTGCAGGAGATTTCACACTTGACGCCGCCAAAGGCGACGCACCACGACGCACAATCAGCGGAACCGCCGTTCCCTACAACGTGCCGGCAACGGTCTCGGATGGCACAGCTGTGATCTTCCGTCCAGGCTCATTGCCAGTCGAAGGCAAAGCACCACGTCTGTTTATGTACCACGACGCAAGCATGCCGGTTGGCGTTGTGACCGAGCGCGTAGATACCGAGCAGGGAATGATGTTTAGCGCCAAGATCAGCGCGACCAGCCTCGGTAACGATGCTTTGGTCATGGCGCAGGACGGCACTATTGACCAAGTCTCGGTTGGCGTAAATCCCGTCAAGTTCTCATACGACGAAGCAGGAACCATGATTATCGAAGCAGCGGATTGGACAGAGTTGTCGCTCGTTCCAATCGGCGCGTTTGGTGACATGGCCAACATTGCTACCGTCGCTGCGAGTATCCACCAAGAGCCAGAAGAAGTAGTGTTAAATGAAGAAGTAGTCCCAGAACAGGAGATAGAACCCATGTCAGAAGTAACCGCACCAGCAGTTGAGGCAACAATCCCAACCGCACCAATTTTCGCACAGGCCAAAAAAGAATTTAAACTGCCAAGTGCAGGCGAGTTCATGGCCGCTTACCACATCGGTGGCGACACATTCAAGAACATGAACGCTGCAGTAGCAGAACACACCGCATCACAGCGCACCGCATTGCAGGCAGCTGCAGGCGACGTGCTTACGACTGACACACCTGGTCTTTTGCCAGTTCCAGTACTTGGGCCATTGGTTCAAGACCTGAACTTCTTGCGTCCAGTAGTCGAGGCAGTTGGTGCTCGCGCTTACCCAGACAACGGTCGTCAAAAGACATTCATTCGTCCAACGATCACCACGCACACAAGCGTCGCTGCACAATCAACTGAATTGTCGGCAGTATCTGCAACAACAATGGTGATTGCGAGCAATTCAATCGGCAAGACCACCCTCGCTGGGCAAGTATCTTTGAGTTCACAAGACATCTCGTTCACGAGCCCCGAAGCAATGTCGCTAATTTTGAATGACCTCATGGGCGAATACATGATTGCATCTGACAACAAAGCAGCAGACGATTTGCTTTCCGCAGCAAACTCATCTGGTGTTTGGGACGGAACAGTCGCCGACTTGCTCAAGTCCGTTTATGACGCTGCAAATGACATTTCAAGCAACCGAAACTGGATGCCGACACACATGTTCGTATCGGTTGACGTCTGGTCACAACTTGGTCAGCTTGTTGACACAACAAACCGCCCAATCTTCCCATTCATTGGTGCAGGCCTTACCGGTCAAAACGCACTTGGCGGCGGAAGTGCAACATCATGGAACGGCACCCCACTCGGATTGCAATTGGTAGTTGACAGCAACTTCGCTGCCAAGACCATGATCATCACCCGCGTAGGTCAAGGCCAAGGCGATGCTTACGAATTTTACGAGTCCATTCAGGGCCTACTTAGCGTAGACACGCCAGCAACTTTGGGTAAAACTATGAGTTTCCATGGCTACGTTTCAACCTTTGCAGCAATCGGCGGAATGATTCGCAAGATCACCCAGGCCTAGTCGAGAGCGGAGCAACCGCTCATGGCTACATACACAGTTACCAACAAGTACCTGATTGACAACTTTGCCGTACTGCAACTCCTAACCCCATCGGAGATTGCAGTCGGCAGTTCAATCACGGTCGCTGGAGTTGACGCAACATTTAACGGCACATACTCGGTGCGCGCATTGCCCCAGTATTTGTTTCTTGGTATTGATACGCAGGGCGACCTGTTGTACGACTATCAGGTGCCGATCGCTGATCAGGTGCTTTACGCCAAGACCGCAAGCGATGTTGAGCGTGTTGCCGCGTCTGGGACTGTTGCCAATGACCCTGTTTGCACGTGGGTGACAGCCGCGCAGGTCATGTCTTACCTTGGCATCACCATTGCCAACCCATCGGATGACTACACGTTGCTCACGCAATCTGTGTCGGCTGGTTGCCAGTTTGCGTTTCGTCGAAGGCAGGAGTCAGGTTACATAGACTCCCTAACGACCTCTCCTGGCGGTGACGCAACATTGGGCACTTTGATGTATTGCGCCGCTCTGTGGCGCTCTAGGGGCTCAATAGAGGCAACCTACGCCACCTTTGACGGCATGGGTTCAGCACCACAGCAAAGCCTGACCCCGATCGTCAAGCAGCTGCTTGGCATCCCTCGTCCAGCGGTTGCCTAATGTCCTACACCGACCTATTCAACGAAGCGATTGATGACGTCACCGCAACGCTAACCGCAGTCACTTCTTTGCGCGTTGTCAACGACCCAACAAAACTTGCACCTAATTGCGTGTACTTGGATGCACCAAGTTTCACCACGTTTGCCGGCAACGGCAACATCGTTCGCATGGAGTTTCCGATCAAGGTCATTGGCTCTGGGCCTGCAGGTCTGCCGGTGCTCCGCTCAATCTTGAGCATTGTCGCAACCGTGCTTGGCTCGTCAATCATCGTCATGGGTGGCCGTCCGTCAAGCCTTGAGATCGGTGGAGCGTTGTACCCGTGCTACGACCTTGATTGCGCTATCCAAGCCCAGACCGCATAATCCACAACTAAGCAACAGTAATCATCTACTATCAGAGCAGAACTTAAGGAGCAAACATGCCAGCATCAACTTACCTCTCGAATCCAACCGTTAAAGTCGGCGCCGCAATCGGCTCCATTGTTGACATCACCGACGATGTTGTTAGCGCAACTCTGACGGTCACCGCGGAAGCGCTTGAAGATACGTCCTTTGGCCAGACATCCCGCACCATGACGGCGGGGTTGTTCTCAAATAGTTTGACCCTAACGGTCTTCGCATCATACGCATCAAGCCAGACCTATGCGACATTGTCACCATTGCTCGGCACCAAGTGCACCGTCAAAGTAAACCCAACTAGCGCTGCAGACGGCGCAACAAACCCTGGCTTTATTCTGACCGACACATACCTTGCATCAATCCCTGTTATCAATGCGTCCTTGGGCGAGTTGTCGCAATGGGATATCGAGTTTCAGGGCGGCACATACAGCGTTGACGTCACACCGTAACTAACGGCTCCAAGCCGACATAGGAGAACAAATGAAAATCAAGTTGCAGTTAAAGCGCACACCCGACAGCGCCCCAGAGTATTACTACACAAACCTGTTTGTGGTCACGGAATGGGAACGGCTTGAACGTCGCAACATTCAACAGCTCTCCGCAAACCCGTTGTACTCGGATTACGCCTGCTGGATGCACACAATCTTAAAGATCAAAGGCGAGCAAGTTGGTGACAACTGGCGCGAATGGCTAAGCAAAAACCCTGACATCGACATTCTGCCGGTACTGGACGAGACAGACCCAAACCCTACGGACGCGGCACCTACCGCCGCCAACTAGCAGAAGTATTAGTCGCGGTCGGTTGGTGGCCCAGCG